GCATCTTCATAAGAAGTCAAGTTAGATATAAATGGAAGCTGAGCATCACGACGAACTTCATATAAGAACTTCTCTTTTGATACTTTACCGGCTCTATGTTGCGCAAATAAGTTTGCTACTGTCATTTTTCTATATTTTTAATAATAAATATCGATTATCTACCTTGGCCTCTGTATTTCTTTGGCTTTGGTCTATGTTTATTGTATGCTTTCTGGGCACTGCCTTTCTTTCTTACGCCAAATGTGGTTTTGTTTCCGTTACCTATAGCACCTGCTTTTGCCATTTTATTTGAGTTTTTTGTGTTTTATGTAAATCTGCTTTATCATCTCACTCATCTTTTCCATTGATTTTTTTGTATGAGCGGTTTCATTGACCATTCCTGCGGTTGATAGATCACTTTTTAGGGTAGCAAGATACTCCATCATTTTATTGACTTCTGCAAGTCTTTTTCTTATTATCCCTATTCCAGCATTTAGTTGGCTTGCACCATTTCTTTCTCTTGCTGCTTTTTTAAATTGAGAATAACTTTCTTGCAGGCTTTCAGATTCTCCCCACACGTATTCATATTGGAATCCTCCGGTTGATTTGCGATTTGGTATTGAAGGGGCTGGCGTAAAACCAAAATGATCTACTGCATAGTTTTGTTTAATATTTCCTGCAGCGAGTTTTGGTTCTTTATCTTTTACTTCTGTTTTTGGTTTTTTCTTTGGCTTGTCTAATGCTTGTGCGTATTGCATTCCTGAGCCTGGAGTGAATGTAGCACCACCAGAACTAATTCCTGCTCCAGTTGCTGACATTTCTTCCATTGTATCTGGAGCATTTCTGATGATTTCTTTTGCTTGCTCTGCAGTTATCTTTCCAGATTCTACCGCCGCGAATAACATATCAATGAGCTGCTCTGCCATTTCTTGCTCTTCTGGACTTGGTTGATTTTCATCGTCCCTCATCCTATCTACCATTGATTGCATGTCACTCATTTCTGTACGTTATTAAGCTCGTCTATCAAATCTATATACTGTAAAAGACCTGCTATAGTTTCGTCTTTTATCTTTGTTACTGGTTGGATTAGCTTTACTACTTCGTCTAGCTTTATCTTTACTACTTGATCAGTTACTTTTTTAGATATAGTCTGTATCTCAGATTTAATCTCTGTAAGTTGAGTATTTACGTATGAGTTTAGCTTTGTAGTATCTGATATGCTTACGATGTAGTTTTTGAGTACATCTTTTTGCCTTATTGATAGACCATCGTATTTCTGATTGAATTTCTCTACAAGTATCTTATAAGTAAGCAGTCTGATCTCTTTGTCCTCTTGCATCAGTTCTTCCATGATGGTTTTTGATGCTGGCATGTTTTCAATTTTTGATTTTGTTACATGCTCTAGTACCACTACCTTATTTAAGAATACCTGTCTTACGTCTACTTCTTTTGTATTTTGAGATTCAAGCGTGTTATATACTGCGGCTAAAGTTTTGTAGTTGTCTACTTTTGCTTTAAAGAATTCGTCTATGTCATAGCTTGATTTGATCTCTTTTATAAGATTGTATTTCAGCTTTTGTATAGATTCTTGGTTTAATTTCTTGTATTGCTCTACAATGGTTGATATAAGCATTTCTGCCTTTGACTCTGATAACTTTGGACTTGTGATCACATTGTTATACAGAGCGTACTCTCTACCGAGCTCAGTGTTTGTAAAATACTTCTTTAGTATCTTTACTGCTTTTGAATCTCTATTGGCAATAAGATCGGCTGTGGTCTGTCTAACCAGTAGCTCGAATAATATGCCAGAATTTCGATATTTCGAATGTTTGAATGATGCCATGAATTGAATCAGTTCTACCTATAAATATATGTAATTATTCCTCAACTGCGTCGTCTTTAATGTTTCTTTCATCTAATAGCCCACTAGTCTCGCTCATATTCTCAAATAATGTCACCTTTTTTCCAGCAAACATCTTTGACATACTCTCTTTATTTTGTAGATAAACTGCCATTGTGCTCTCAAAACTTAGAGGTCCTCCTTTATATTCAACCTTATCTTCTCCACGTTCCATATTAGAAGTCATTCCTTTTCTTCCAATTGGATCTCTACCAAATGCACTTTTATCTGTGCCTATGATAGACTTGTATTTCTCAGGTCTTCCTGGCATTTTTACTGGTTCATTTGGATTTGTCTCATTATATCCTGGAGGTACGTTAAGAGTTGGTTTACCTCCGTATAGTCCAGCGATCTGAGATGGAGTTCCAAACGCAGTTCCAGACTCAAGTGGATCATTTCCTTCTGTTTCTATCTGATCGTATCTGAATTTCCTCTTTTGATCTTCTACTATCATATCTTCAAGCTCACCGAATGAATCTGGAGAAAGATGGAAGATATTTTCCCACACATATTCTTTAGGAAGTATTGCGCCCTCGACTGCCTGTGTTGCAAGATCAATCTTCTCTTTAAACATTGCAATCCTCTCTTGATCGTATATAATAGATGGATTTGTAAGACTCAAGCTAAAGTTTGCCATGCCTTCATCAGTATACCCATTTGCATATAAGTGAACCAAGGCGATCTTTTTCATTTCTGATACTACGATCCTCTGTAATCTTTCTACTGTACGAGCAAATCTAATATCTTCTGCTGCCAATGTTGCTTTACCAGTAAGATCCTTTTCATATCCCATAAACGCTTTAGGTATCTTTAGAGCAGCAAACAGCTTTTCTCTGAAATACACAACGTCTTCTATCGCATTATACTCTAGACCTTTTGCAGTGTCAATTCTTGTAGAAGTATCATTTCCTCTTACTGGAACAATAAAGTCTTCTAATAGATTCTGCTGATTGTATTTTAAATTGTACTGTCCTGTCTGTGGATCGATAAGAGGAGTCTTTTTCATCTTATTGATCATCTTCTGTACATAGTTTTCTACCTCGTTTGGTGGTATTGCGCCTACATTTGTATAGAATATTCTTCTCTCTGGGGCACGTGTTATCCTGTGAATCAACATTGCATCCTCTATAAGCGTATACTGCTTAAATAGCTTTCTTGCAGGCTCTAGATATGATCTACCATAAGGGAGATAGTTAACGTCCCCAACTAGCCTAAAATGCGCCATTTCATAGTTATCAAACCATACACCAGGATCTTGATTATTAAACGCTGATGTATATCCTGAAGTTGCGGCCAGAGCTGCATTAGGATCAAATTTAAATCGTACTTCATTTGGGTTGTTTGGATTGTAACCTTCCTGTCTTACTATATTATAAGCTGAGAATGGGATTACATTGTATACTCCAAATTTATCTGAGATCTCCATTTTCAAATAGAAGTCTCCGTACTTACACATATTCCTAATCCATGACCAAAGATTAAACTCAATATTTAACACTGAGTAAAAGAGGTTTTCAAGGATCTTTTGGATATTTTCATCTGATGATCTGATTGTGAGTACATGACCTTGCTCATTCTTTAGAGTACACTCATCTGCTATAATATCAAGTGCAGAAGCCACAATAGCGTCTGTGTCCATTGCATCATAGTCAGCGTATATCTGAACCCTTGCTGATTGATAGTTCATTGCAAGATTCAGGTTTACACCATATGCTGTTGATGTTGTATAAACTTTATGGAACCTATCTATCAATGAGTTTGTCTGGATTACACCGTTTTGTTGTGCTCCATCGGTGTCCATAACTGCTAGCATATTTCCAGTGCCATCATTTCTTATGATAACATCTGTGCTGAATAGTCTACGGAGTGTAGAAAATAAATTCTGTTGTACTGCTGCCATATTTTGTTTTTATAATAACCAAGACAAATCTTCTATTGAATTTCCGTTATTGGAACTCACTTCCATCTGCCAAGGGTTGTGATTTGTAAAATTACTTGTATTATATACTGGTGCATCACTAGCCTTTTTTATACTGTTTAGTGCTGCGTATGTTAAACTCTCTGCTGTTCTTCTAAATCTAATTGAAGAGTCTCTCATGTACATAGATATTGCAAAAGACATTACAAGGTCATCATTATATCCTTGCATTGCTTGAGCTTTACTATTCTTCCATATAAATACTCTAAGCTCTTCTAAAAGTCTGATTGATCTTATTTTTACTTGCTTTGTTTCTATGAAGTCCCTCATTCTTTCAACTATCAATGGTCTTGAGGCCGATGACATTGTAAATCCTGGAACTAAAGAATCATTTGATCCGTATCTTTCAAGTCTTTTTTCTTGATCTAAACTAAAGTCAGTTCTATGTGAATAATGTAGATTTTGATATCCACTCTCAATTAAAGTCTGTAGAACATCCCAGCCTATGTTTGCATTCTCTACTGCTACTAGTGCATTATTGTATTCAAATGCTGCCGCAAGTATTGTCTTAGCATACTCTCTAGTATCGCACTGGGACTGATATTCTGCTACCTGAGTCAGTGTATCTACGTCTATGATATGGAATGCGGAGTAGTCAGCTCCATCTCCTCTAGCGACGTCTGCGCATAGTAGATATGTCTTTAATGGACTTGGGTATTCCCAAATCCACATTGCTTTATCAAGTCCTCTTCTTTCTAGTGGTTCTAATACTGAGTTTTCTTCGTACCAACTTAATATATCTGGTATGATTACTGTATTACCTGAAGTTGAGAAGTCACAATCACACTCCTGCGCTGCCATTCTAACTCCTAGATCCTGGTCTTGTTTATCTCTCCAAGGTTGACTTCTCTCAGGGTGTACTGTCCAAGGAAGTGATACTGGTACAAAGCTGTTTTCTTTTTTCTGTGCTTTTGTATATGTTTTATGAAACCAATTACCTACGCCGTTTGGAGTCGATAGTGCTATACATTTACCACCGGTTGCCAAGGTTTGCTGAGCAGAACCAAAAAGCTCTTCTGCATTATCGATAAAGGCGGCCTCATCCATTGCAAGTAGAGATACGGCTTCAGAACGAGCAGAGTCACTTGCCCCAGAAACCGCTTTAATCTGAGAACCATTTGTAAGCCTTAAACTTAATCGGTTATCTTCTGTTGCACCTATTTTTAACCATGAAGGCAAATTATCATACGCAAACCTTACTTTTGTAACCATATTCTTTGCAGTCTCCTGCTTAGTTGCGATTACAAGTACGTTTTTATCTTTATGGAATATCATCAACCAAAGAGCATATGCTGATACTAATGTTGAGATTCCTAACTGCCTTGATTTGTTTATTATTACATTTTGATCTCCAGCGAATACTTTTAACATTGATTCCTGGAATGGATATAAATCAAACAACATCCTGCCTTTTTGAGGATGCTGAATCATATAATACTTCTTCATGAAATACACCGGATCTGTAGCGCATTTCACGAACTCTTCACGTATTCTATCCTTTATTGCGGCCTGTTTTGATATTGGCTGAGACATAAAACTTTTGTTTATAAATATATCGTATTTTAACGTCTATATCTATAATACTTTATTGTAACTATTTTTTTCGAGTTTATGAAGTATAACTTCTTAGTCTATTTAGTTTTTAATCTTTTTATATCAGCAAAAACTTTCATTAATAATTGATCATTATCTGTCTTTAAAAGCTTTAGTAAAAAGTCTGCTAACATTTCTTTAGCCGCAAGATTTAGATCTTTTACCTCTTTTCCTTGCTTTAAATACCCCATCACCATATTAAATTTTGATGGATCCATTCCTATAGCTTTTATATTTTGTGTATTAAATGATCCTTGTATTTTTTCTGGAGATGATGGTTTAGGTTGATCTATTTCTTGTATACCTGTAACAGTTCTTCCTTTATATTGAGTTTTAAGATAATCTACAAGCTTTTGATTCATATTAAAATCATCTTCTAATTTTTGATCATCAGACATTTTATCAATAGAATTACTTAAAGCTTTCATAAATCCATTCTCAACAGTATCATCAACAATTATAGAAGTCTCATCATCAATATCTAGTTTATCTAACCACGTACTAGTTTTTTTACTATCTGGTTTTGACATTGCAGCTTTTATAAAATCAAATGTAGTTTTTGCATTAGAAGCTCCAGGTATAAACCCAAGAATTTGATCTATTGCAAATTCTTTACCTTTTGAGATTATTTTTTCTCCTTTTTGTTTAAGAGAAATAGAATTTAAAAGTTTTTTTAAATCTCCGTATGTTTCAAGCTTATTTGCCATAATTTAATTTTTATGCTTCTGCTGGTACTTCTTCTGATTTTGCTAATCCTGGTTCTTCTTTTTCTGTTGGAAGCTCTTCTGATCTTGGTCCTGATTCGCTGTCTGGTCCTTCTGCGCTTGGTTTTGCTCCAAATCTCTGAAGTCTATTGATAGCTATTGTTGCTCTTTGGATCTCTCCTATATTCATTAAATAATATCTCTTTCCTAAAACAGTCGCTTCATATGCTTTGCCCATAAAGGTCATGTAAAAATATTGACCATTTTTGAGAAGTACTTTAAATGTAGTAGGTTTTCCAGACATAATAAAAACTCCAGCAAGATATTCCTCAAAGTTTTCTCCCATAAGTTTTTCAAGATTTGCATGTAATCTTTTATACTTACGTAATATGTACCCCATTGGATCAGCATCAAACTCTGGATTAGAATGATCTTCGTGAGTTTCTTTAAGTATCTTCTTTAGTATGTCTTTTAACTTTATCATAGTGATTATAAATATTATCGAATTAAGGTAACATCGCCTTTTTGTTTGTGAGTAATTCCTTCACACTCATAATCAATGTACCAGAAGTAAACTCCAATTTCCTGAGGTATATCTTTCCAAGTTCCGTCCCATCCTTTATTGATTAGAAGTTTGGTTGAGTATATTTGAACTCCCCAACGATTGTAAATACTAAATTCATGTACTTTAAATCTAGCTCCAAGTGGTCTGAAAATGTCATTTGAACCATCACCATTAGGAGTGAATGCATTTGGTATTGTAAACTCACAACATGAATGAGGATGAACTTCTACAGAATCAATAGTAACACATCCATGCGTACTCATTGTGTAAAGTATTACCGTACGCTGACTGTCTATAATTCCAGTGATGTAAGTTTGACTAACGTAATTTTGTCCTGGGAAGTAATGAATTGGTAACCAACGATATATTACATCTTGCTTTGGATTCAATGGTTTGAACTCTAATGAATCGTCAAAACAAACATTGTCTTCAAATGGAGCTATTCTTGCATCTGGATATTTCTGTACATCTATCATTCTGGTAATAGTATCTGAATAGCACATTGTATTCTTTACTACTAACTTAATTGGATAAATTCCTATATTTGGATAAGTAACTGTGTAAATTCCTTCAGGCGCGGCAGAGGAAACTAAATTAGTTCCTGGGAAGTTCCAATAATACAGAAGTACATTGTTCTTTTGTGTTGTTGCTAGAATACCTATTGTATCTCCTTGACATAGATTTGTACGAGGATATATTGCAATTTTAGCTGATGGTATTAGAATTACTTTTAGTTGCAAAGTCATTACTGAATCACATCCGTAGATATTTGTAAAGGTTGTTGAATACGTGCCAGAGTCTGTGTAAACATTTCCTGCAAATTGAATAGTATCTCCATCGCATATAGAATCTATTACGGTAATGCGATTTTCTGGCAAAATGGTAATGTTTATATTGATAAGAGAGTCGCATCCTTTTACAGTTGAGAACATTACAGGGTGGATACCTGGTGTTGTGTAAGTCGTTCCATTAAAAGTGTAACTTGCTCCTGGACATATTGACACAGGTAAAATGCTTGTGTATGTTGGATTAACTACTACTGTAATTGGAACTCTAGCAGACTCACAACCAGAGATAGTTTGAGTGACCCACCAAGTAGTTGACCCCGCAGATATTGTTGATGGTGTGGGAGCTGTTGTAGTTCCTGTTCCACCTACTGCTGTTGTATACCATTTTAAAGTGCCAATTCCAACTACTCCAGCGCTTAACGGGGCAGCTAAATCATTTTGGCAATATACAGTATCTCTTGCTATTGGAGACGCAGAAACGATAGGTATTACAGTCAGTAAAAATGTTTTGCTAAGTTGACGGCAATGTGTAGTATCAGATCCAACAATCGTATAAGTAGTGACTGCAGTAACTGAGGACATTGTAATTGAGTTGTTCACTCCTGTTGTAGTTGCTAGTCCTGTACCTGGTGACCAAGTCCATGAACTCCAAGACCAGGATTTATCTGACCCGTGATTTATATTTAAAGAAGCAACTCCAGAGGCAGCAATACAAGTTGTTACAGTATCTACTGAGTCCATTACTACTCCATTTACTAGAAGTTGTGGTTCTGGGAATGCAGAGTCTAGCGCCGCAGTCATGCCTGAGGTAGCTCCATCATAAATGTAAGCATAGGAGAATACTGTAGAATCTGCTGGTGCTATATTACATAAATTGAATACAAGTCCTATTGCAATATCTGATGATGTACCTGAGTTAACTGCATAGTATGTAGTTCCTAACCCAGTTACAGTTCCTGCCCACATTGCAGCATATGAAGTTCCTGTTGGAAGTGGCCATGAGTTGTAAATCAAACACTTGGCTCTGTTGTCTTTGGTACCTAGAGAAATTGCTGCTGGAGGAGTTCCTGTTGAAGAAGCACCGCCTGTTGCAGTTGCTGAAACCATTACTCGGTGATAAAAATCATTTTGAAAGCGAATTGTGTTAGCTGTTGTAAATGAACCACCCCACGGCACTGATTGATCAGGGTCACAAGATCTCATGTAATAGACGTTATTCAAAGGTGTTGCTCCTGTATTTTTCAATTTAACAGTAACAATGAACGCTGAGGATAAAGTGTCTATTCTATATTCTTTTTCTATTTGCAGTTGTCCTGATAGAAAAGTTCCAGACCATATCCCTTTAGCTTGTCCACCTGTGTTTGTGTAAGATGTAAATGAACCTATTGCCGCTCCTAAACCTCCTGATAAATTACAGTTAGTTGAGTAAGCCCACTCGCGAGTACCATTTACTTCGATACCCCAGCCTTCCCAAGGAGAACCTGGAAGTGTGTAATCTCCCATGTAATTAGGAGTTCCTACAGTCCAGCCATCTAAACCAAAGTCGTAAACAGAAGCGAGTAGGTTAGGAGAAGAACCTCCACATAAAAATACTGTACCACCTGTTCTAGGATGATATCCAGGCAGCGCAGCTATTCCAGAGCCTAAAGAAGCATTTGCCTGTGCTCCAATCTCCAAATACTTTCCTTGAAGAAAGAGATTTCCTGTTGCAATTTGTGCATTGGAATTGAATACACATACTAGAGTCAATAAGAGACCTAGCAATACAATCTTTAGTCTGTTCATAATACTTTATTTTATTGTGATGATACTTCACTAGCATACTGCGAAACACTGTTCATATAGTCGCTTGCTAGTGTTATGTATGCTGAAACCCATCCAGGAAGTTCAGTCCCAGGTTCAATCATACTATATATTTTTGATGCATTTGATATTAAACTTTTAAGTTCACCTTTTGCCATTGTAGATTCATGATCATCAGATGGTTGTCCCCAAACGTCTCCACTGCCTTCTTCTCCGCACTGTGAGCAATATCCATCACTCATACCACCGCCGCATTCTGTACACATTTCTGCTTCTGGAATTGGATGGGTTGGGTTTATCGCGTTCATATCTTGGTTATCAAATGAAGGTTGCTTAAAGTACCTTCTCTTCTCATTACCATAATATATCTCAGGAGTTTCTGCCGGATTTGGTGTAAACTCATTAAGTAAGCTTGCTAGTTTTATCATTTTATTTTTGTTTTTTAGGTTCAAACCAATCGCTACACCATTGAGTAGGATCTTTTATGTCCATGACTTCGCTTCCATTCCACTGCTCAAAAAGAGTATTTCCACAGATGTGCTGATCATTTTCATAACTATAGTATCTGCAAACTGCGCAGCTGAATCCATCAGGACTGTACATGAATGGCTGATGATTTGGAGGATAGACTGCTTCGCCTTTTATCTCTTCTTTTAATAAGTCAGTTAGCTTTATCATCTATATTTTTTTTGCTGTAGGAAAGTGAAATTTTGGATATATTCCTAGTCTACAATTTTTTATACCTTGTTGATTATGACCTTCTCTTCGACTAGCTGATAATTTAGGTTCATATCTACCAGTCGGTATTTTTGGATAATCAAAAACTTCCACTGCATCTAAAGAGTATAAATTATCCCCTTCTAATTTTTTTAATTTTAAATCTCCTATACAAATAATTTGTACTTTATTTGGTCCAAAAGATTCTTCATATCCATATACAGATTTTATTTTTAAATTTTCGTCTTTAATATCTCTTTCATACCCTTCTTTTTCTTTAAATTGCCCTTTAGATATTTCTTTAACATCATCTATAAAAGATTGAACTTCTGAAAATTCATTTTTTAATTTATTAACGCCTGCATATTGTTGAAAATTAGGATAATCTTTGTGTGAAATGAAAATTTTATCATCATCTAAATCATCATATAAGATAAAATCAGCTTTTGGGTTACCTTTTGGTTTATATCCCCAAACTATATTTTTGTATATAGTATTTCCTATCTTTATATCAATAGGCGCATTAATTTTTTCTAACTCTAAAAATAAATTTTTTAAATTTCTATCCTCAATTGATACGCCTCTAGAAACTGATTGACCTCCAAAATCTGAAGTTTTTTCTAATCTTCCAAGCAAATAAGAATTACCGTCTTTATCATAAAAAGGAATCTTAAGTAAATCTTTATATGCGCTATTTTTTAAGATAGTGATAAAATTTTTACTTTTTTCTTTATCGACTATTACATCTTCACCAGATGTCAAACGTAAAGGATCTCCAGAATTTATCTTTTTTAGAAGAACTTGTCCTCTATCAGATAAATCTTTTTCTTTTGTAGGTTTATACAATGTTCTAGGAGTCAAATTTCTCGCCTCTAAAATCAACTCTTTATATATTTCTAGTAATTTTATCACGAATTTTTATTTTTACGCTTTAATCCAATATAAAATCCAAAGAAGACTCCCGCAATACAATACAAAGCGAAATTGGCCTTCCATAAACTTCCTAAAGTCTCGATCAGCCAGTACTGCACCAAGTCGAAACCGAAAGGGTTGAAGAACATTGCCGCCATCAAGCATAGAGTCGCTAGATTTTCTTTTAATGTTTGATTCCAAGTTTTTATCACCATCGCTTTCCATTCATGAAGAGTTTTGTGAAAAAATACATAACTTCTTAGTATAAATACTTTACTTTAAAAGTGAATAGTATTCGTTGAAATGTTTTATTCTATCTTCTAAGCCGATAGTTCCACCATTTACTCTCTTTGTGATCTTAGTTACAACCTCTGTAGTTGCCCCCTCATCTGCTATCTTGTGTAGACCGTTTTTGTGGAAGAACCATGCTGCTGATGCAAGAGGGTATTTAGTCGCTACAAGTTCTGGATTTGCTACGCAGTCTTCGTTTATTGCTTTTGAGAATGCTGTATAGTTATCTTTACCTGTAAGTTGTATAAAACCTCTACCGCAGAACTTATACCCCTCACCAGAAGCCTCAGGGCCATTACCCATACGACCACCGTAAACTAAGTTAGCAATCTTTTCAGGCTTTCTTTCATACTCTAGAGCTTTTGCATCTGTAGGGAAATACTTACCAAAGATACCACGAAGACCTTTTGCTCCATAGTTTAGATTCTCTTTCAGTGCTTTGAAACCTCCTGATTCATGACCTGATTGCGCTAGGAAGTGTGCTAAACGCGTTGGTGTATTTAATTCAAATTTAGCAATGGTGTCTGGTAGCATTGCAATTACTGTGTCCGGAACGTGTCCTTTTAACTTTTCTAGATTCATGGTTTTTATTTGTTTTTATCGATTAATTCTTCTACGTATTTGTCTCGCTGTTCTGAGAGGTATTGATTTCTTTGTACCAAACGCTCTCTTTCTCCATCGGTTAGTTTTAAAATAATGGCTTCTTTTTCATCAATCATCTTTTTATACTCCTCTAATTGACTCCTAAAATTGACATTTTGATACCATAAAATACCCACTAAAAGTACGATTGTAAAAGATTGCTCTTTTAGTTTATTAAAAAAGGTATCTGCTACATTATCTGCCATTATTTAAACCAGTTCTTTGGATTTGCTTTGCTTTTTGATATTTTATTTGCTGTATCAGTGAACCAATTAGTTGTTGTATTTACTACTGCTGGAGCTTGATTTATGATGGTTTCTGTTGTATGAACTGCTGCACCAACTGGGATATCTACATTTACATCTGCATCTACTCCAACTAAAACTGCAACATCTCCTGAAATGCCAACACTAGCAACTCCGTTATTGTATGTAGCATGAGCATCACCTCCTACACCTACTTGAGCCCCTATGCTTACTTCTGCACCTGCTTCTGTTTTTACTCCTGCAACATTACCTGTAACACTGCCTCCAGCTCCAATTGATGCGCCGGCAGATAAATCTCCACCAACACTGGCCCCGTGTTCTCCTACTGAAGCTGCGCCTTCTGCTGTTGCATGTACTTCAGCTCCTGCATGACTTTCTGCTTCTACTCCCGCTTTTAAATCACCAACTGGTGTGTCTATGCCTGCGCTTGCTCCTGCATCCGCTGTTGCACTTACTTCTGCACTTACCCCTGCTCCGGCTTCTACATAAGCATCACTACCATTCCACCCACCTGCAGCTTCAGCGTGAATTTCTGCATTTGCTTCTACTGCTGCGTGAGCTCCTGTTTCAGCGTGAGCTTCAACTCCAGGCGCTATTTGAGTACTTGTGCTTATATTTACATTGGCGTGAGCTTCTGCATTTACACTTGCCTGAGCATTGGCTGAGGCTTCTGTTTTTGTTGCTTGAGCGTTTGCACTCGCATTTGCTTGGGCACTTGCTCCTACTTTTTTGTTACCTGTTTTTGTTTTTTTTGCTTTAGTCATAAATTTTTATTTAAACCAACTTGATGGCATCCAACTGCCAATTAATGCTCCTGTTATTGCAATACCGCCTACGATTAATCCTCCTAAGATTGCTGATTGTCTGGCTCTGTGTGTACTATTACGTTTTTCTAACTCTAACTGTGCATTAAACAGCTCAGTCTTTGTTTGCATATCACTTTTGTAGAGTTCTAGTTTAGATGTCATCTCTAACTTATACAGATCCAATTTGAAGTCTGATTCTGATTTGGACATTTCAAACCTGATCTTATCCAGCTCTACTCTTCTAGTAATTGCTGATATTGTGTCTCTGTGAGTTGATATCTGTTGAGTAAGAATACTATTAGTTCTTATCAAGTCTTTATTTGCCTCCACTAACTCTGATGTCTTATATTGAACTGCATGTAGGTAATCTAGTAAGAAACCATTTGACTGCGTAAGTGTATCTATAGTCTTCCTTTGTGATTTCATGCTGTCTCTAAGGATTACAAACTTGCGGTTCATATCCTTGCCTTGTTGATAAGTCATAATCACAACAGTATCTCCGTCAATAATCCTTGTTACTGGATATTGTACAGAGTTTTTTTCTTCCATTGCAGCTGGTGGTGTTCTTACTGGAGATGGTGTGCTCGTAACCGTGTATGATCTTACAACCGTATTAGTATCATTCTCCTGGCGTTTCTGTTGCGATTGGGAGTAACCCAAAGTGCTGATTAACACCATTAGTATCATGAAGACGTGCCTTAAGTTCATTGTTTTCTTTTTTTAATATTTTGACTTCTTTATGTAAAACTTCTATATTTTTTGCTGTCTTTTCAACCTTTGTAATAATTATTGAATCGCTTTTTATATTATTTTCTCCAGCAGTGGCAATATTTTTTTTACTATTTTCTAATATAGTGTCTATGTAAGGCACTTCAGTTGTTGAGACTATAGCAGTATCTTTATGAGAAATATACTTGTCTTTTAGAGTCATTATCTTATCCTTGCCAAAAAAACCTACAGCTGCTATTGCTGATATTGCCATTATGATTTTCTGCTTCATACTCTATTGTATCTTTCCTAATTGTTGTAATACTGCTATTTTTGATTCTGCTGCGGCCAATGTACTATCTGATCTTCTTAGTTGATTGCCTAAATTTTCTATTCTAACTTCTAAGACTTGTATTCTTTTAGCTTGTGTTTCAATCTGAGATGTGTAGTTCATTTTGCCATCTACGTATAAATATCCAATTGCTAGAAGAACTAGAAATAGCATGCCTTTTACTGGGTCCTTGCTAAAGTCTTTAAAGCTTATTGGCATTAATGAAGGCGCTTTAACTTCTGTAGCCTCTTTTGGAGTTGCCACTTTCTTAGCAGGCGCTTTTTTTGCCGGTTTTGTTGTAGTCATTTTGATAGGGGTTTATTAAGTATTACCTTTATTTCAACAACCCTTACCTTTATTTTTATGATTTTACTAGTTTTGTTTTATCTACAAAATCTGCTCTTCTTACTGCTGGTACTGCTTTAACTTTGCCCTCTATTGATTTTATTGTCTCTGTGCTGAAATTCTTAAATGG